CACCGCAGCAGATTCAGTCATGAAGCCTGGGGCTGTCTTTTATATTTGGTTTGCAGATGTTCAAACGCACAATTTTACCGGCGCATTAAAAGATGCCGGCTGGCCTTTGCGTCAAATGTTGATCTGGAAAAAATCATCCATAGTTATAGGTAGAAAAGATTATCACTTTAAGCATGAACCTTGTCTTTACGGCTGGAAAGAAGGAGCCGCTCATTTATGGGCATCAGATAGGAAGCAGACAACAGTCCTTGAGTTTGATAGGCCAAATCGTAATGGCGAACATCCAACCATGAAGCCGGTGGCGTTGTTTGAATACCAGATGCTTAACAACACGAAAGGCGGCGATATAGTGCTAGATAGCTTTGGTGGTTCCGGCACGACATTAATAGCCGCAGAAAAGAATGGCCGTATTGCTTATCTTATGGAACTAGACCCAAAATACTGCGATGTCATCGTTAAGCGATGGGAAGAATTCACCGGAAAGAAGGCTGAATTAGCCGACTTTCGGAGTTAAAAATGCAAGGTAAGCTACATGAGCCTACAGATGAGAACCGAAAGCTAGTAAGAGGACTGGCAGCGGTAGGGGTGCGTCACGAGGATATTGCTGCCAAGATTGAACTGAGCGCGGACACCCTAGTTAAGTATTACAAGAAGGAGTTAGACGACGGTAGGATTGACGCTAATGCTGCGGTTGCGAAAAGCCTTTACCAACAGGCTATGGCCGGCAATACAACAGCGATGATATTTTGGCTAAAGACTCGAGCGAAGTGGCACGAAAGCATTAAGCACGAGATAACAGGCCAGGACGGGCAACCAGTTAGTATGCAAATATCATGGGCGCAACCAGAATAGTCATTCCGTATGCACCGCGAGCGCAACAGCTACAGATCCACCATGCGCTTGCAGACAAGCGATTCGGAGTCGTTGTGGCTCACCGTCGTATGGGGAAATCAGTCTCTGCTGTCAACCACCTCATTAGAGCAGCGATAGAGAACACGAAGGAGGCTCCAAGATATGCGTTTATTGGGCCTACCTACTCTCAGACCAAACGAGTTATCTGGGATTACCTCCTCAAGTTTACCGAGCCCCTTAACGCCACCGCGAATATTGCAGAACTTAGGGTTGATTTCTGGGGCAGACGCATCCAGCTTGCGGGGTCTGATAACCCAGACTCTCTTAGAGGACAGTATTTTGACGGGGTTGTATTCGACGAATTCGGCGACCAGAACCCTAAAATTTGGTCGGAAGTGGTTCGTCCGGCCTTATCGGACAGAATGGGATGGGCGTTATTCCTCGGAACACCAAAGGGAAACAACCACTTTAAGACCTTAAGAGACCATGCAGAGCAGCATAACGATTGGGCACTGCTTGAGTTCCGAGCATCCGAGACAGGTCTTATCCCTCAAGCTGAACTCGACGCAGCCAAGTCCGAGATGGGAGACGACAAGTACCTGCAAGAGTTTGAGTGTTCCTTTGACAGTGCAATCGAAGGGAGTTACTACGGACAGCTTCTTAATGAGCTACCGTCTGAGCGATTCCATGACATCCCTGTAGACGGTTTAGCTAAGACTTACGCAGCCTGGGATCTAGGCATAGGCGACTCCACTGCAATCTGGGTCTGTCAGAGAGTTGGTCTAGAGACACGACTCATTGACTTTGTGGAGAACCACGGTCAAGGGCTCGACTGGTATGTGAACTGGCTGAGGACTAATCACTACGAACTAGCCGAGCAGTTACTACCTCACGATGTGCAGGTGAGGGAGTTAGGCTCAGGACGGTCTAGGCTAGAACTCCTACAAGAAGCAGGGCTAAACATTACGATTGTTCCGAGAATGGGTGTTGACGACGGGATACAAGCCGTGAGAAGGCTTATTCCCTTTTGTTGGTTCGACTCCAAGACTAAGCGTGGAGTGGACGCGCTACGCAATTATCGGAGACAATACGACGATAAGCGTCAAGTCTATTGGGATAAGCCCTTGCACGATTGGGCATCTCATGCTTCTGACGCATTTCGGTATCTTGCGGTTGGCATGTCAGAGCAAACAAGTTGGTCTAAGCCGCTGAAACCTAACGTATCTTGGGTGGTCTAAATGGATGACGGACGATTAAAGGCGATTCTCCAAGGTGAGATTGATAACGCGATAGGTTTCTTGGAGACCGAGACAGTCGAGCAGCGTAAGAACGCTCTAACGGCCTACATGCGCGATCCTTATGGGAACGAGGTAGAGGGTCGCAGCCAGATCGTAACCGGCGAGGTTGCAGAAGCTATCGACGGGATGCTTCCGCCTCTCATGCGTTTGTTTACATCTGCCGATCAAATTGGCGTATTCGAGCCTGTAGGCCCAGGTGATGAACCTATGGCAATGCAAGCTACCGAGTATTGCAACTGGGTGCTGATGAAGCAGAACCCTGGCATTTCGATCATGCACGACTGGTTCAAGGACGCGATCCTTCAGAAGGTCGGCGTTATCAAAGCCTACTGGGACGACTCGATTTCAGTCACTAAGGAACAGTACGCGAACCTGACAGACGACGAGCTAGCCATGCTTATGTCTGACGGGACGATGGAGATTGCAGCGCAGGAGACGATTGAGCAGGATATTGACGGTCAAGTCATGCGTGTCCATAACGTCGCGCTGATGAAGAAAACCAAAGCCGGAAAGATTAAAGTCGAGAACGTGCCTCCCGAAGAGTTCTTGATCTCTAAGGCTGGAAAGACCGTTCGAGATACGCCATTTGTCGCGCACAGGAAACTCATCACAAGATCGGATCTTGTCTCAATGGGATTTGATCCTGAGATCGTGATGAACCTGCCGGTTTACAACGACCTTGAGTTTTCTGCTGAGTACATCGCTCGATACAACCGCGACGAACAGCCCTACATGGAGCCAAGTCTCGATAAGTCCATGCAGACGGTTGAAGTGTTTGAGTGCTACCTAAAGACTGACTACGACGGGGATGGGATCGCAGAACTAAGACGGGTACATTTTTCGGGGAACGAAATCCTAAGTAACGAGGAAACCGACTATGTGCCGTTTTACACCATCTGTCCTATTCCGATTCCTCACAGGTTTTTTGGGGATTGTCCTGCTGATCGTACAGTTGATCTCCAGCTTATCAAGACGACTGTAACGAGGCAGATGCTTGATAACCTTTACCTGCAAAACAATACCCGTATGGGTGCTGTCGAAGGTCAGGTCAACCTCGATGATCTCTTGAGCGTTACTCCTGGCGGTGTGGTGAGGATGAAGAATCCTGCCGCACTGGTTCCGATTACGACACCTCCTGTTGGTCAGCAAGCCTTCCCTCTTTTAGAGTACCTCGATCAAGTTCAGGCTAAGCGCACAGGCGTTACAGAAGCCTCTCAAGGTCTTGACCCTAACATCCTACAGAACGTGACTGCTGCGGCCATAGCAGCCCTTACGCAAGCCTCGCAGGGCAAGATAGAACTCATCGCTAGGATCTTTGCAGAAACAGGCGTAAAAGACTTATTCAAAGGGTTATTACATCTTTTATGCAAGTACCAGGACAAAGCAGTTTTGATTCGGATGCGTGGGCAGTACGTCCAGTACGACCCAAGAGAGTGGTCGAACCAGTACGATGTGTCAGTGAATGTCGGACTTGGCACTGGGAGCATGGAGCAAAAGATGGCAATGCTCTCAATGGTTCTGTCCAAGCAAGAGCAGATCATTCAAGCGTACGGCCCAAACAATCCTTTAGTGAGTGTCTCGCAGTACAGATCAGTCTTAGGAAAGTTGATTGAGGCAGCAGGGTTCCCAGATTCGGCAGAGTTCTTCAAGCAAGTGACACCGGAAGTCGATGCTGCACTTGCACAACCCCAGCAACAAGGCCCAGACCCTGCCATTCAAATGATGATGGCGCAGGCACAGGCAGACATCGAGATCAAGCGTCAGAAGGCAATGGCTGACATTCAGCTTGCAAGAGAGAAGGCTCTGGCCGAGCTAGAACTCAAGCGCATGGAGTTTGAGGCGGAAGCTCAAATGAAGGCGATGAAGGTTGGTGCGGGTATTACTGGCAACGTCGAGATACCAGGGTAAATCATGGCTACATACAACGGATATACAACGGATCAGCTTAGAGCGTTTGTCGATCAGTATTTCTCAAACCCTAATAGCGCGGATATTCAGTACCTTCTTAACCAAGGGCTGATCTCTAACACTAACCCAGATACGTTGTTGTACTTTGGCCTGACGAATATGTTGGGCTTTAGTCCTGACACCGCTAGGTCTGCCGTGTCTGACGTTTTCTCTGCTTCGTCTACGCCGGAGCCAGGAACATCAGAGCCTCCTTCCGAACCGCCTCCGCCAGTTTACGAGCCCCCTCCTTACGAACCTCCTCCGGTTGTAAACCCTCCGGTTTATGAACCTCCAGTTGTAACTCAACCTCCTCCTACAACGACTCCAACCGTCCAAGAGGTGATTAACACCATCACGCAACCAGTTAATACGCCCGTTACTACGCCGACGCTAGAGTCTTGGCAGAAGTTAGACGCAAGCGGAAACATCGTTTCTAAGACGATGGCTGATTACACGCTAGCGGAGATGGTTCCTTACGCACAGAACATCATCGCGCAACAGCAGGCAGCAGGGACTTACGTTACGCCTTCTCAGTTCCAGACGTTTGCAGCACAGCAGGGTGTTCCTAGCAATCTGATTCCGGCTTTGGTAGCGTCTTTGACGTTTCCAACTGCGCCAGTTACGACCCCTCCTGTAACGACACCTCCGGTTACAACACCACCAGTCACAACGCCTACAACAACAGGCCCGAAACCATTGTCTGCGTACACAAGCGCAGAGATGATTCCGTATATACAGAATCTTTTCCGCGATAACCCGTCTGCTACCGCGCAGATGGTCAGGCAGTATGCAATGTCTCAGAACGTGCCTGCTAGCGTGATCGATGCAGCTTTAGGTGGTGTTCAGGTTCCGACTGCTAACTTCTCGCAGTTCACTGTAGGCGGCGGGAATACGAGTCTTGCAACACCAACTAACGACTTCTTCTACGGTGCTGGCCCGACACAACAAGCACCCTATATGTTCAAGTCAGGGGCAGCGGGATATACACGTTTGCTACCACAGTCTTTAGAGTTTGGCGTCCCTGTTGCTACCGGAACCAAGCCATTATTCCAGCCTGGGATATTCGATAAAGCTGCGCTACAGAAGGCTTACGAGGCGCAGACAGGCCAAAGCTATGGTGGCGAGGTTGTTCCAGCCAATGACATCACACAAGCAAGCTACATGGGCGGCAAGATCACGCCAGATAAGATTGCTTATGAGAAAGGCGGGAAAGTCAAAGGTCTACTTGGGCCAAAGCCTGACAGCCCTGACGATGGTTATGCAAGCCTGCAAGTAGGTGAGTACGTTATCCGCAAGAAGGCTGTCAACAAGTACGGGGAAGATTTCCTAGAGGCTCTGAACGAGTCACGAATCCCTAAAAAGAAGGCTAAAGGACTTTTATGACCCAACGATGGGAACGAGCAAAGGCTTTACTTGGCGATGAGTTTCTCAATGAAATCTTCGCTGAGTTGGAAAAAGACAACATCGAGCGTATTATCAATAGTCATCAGGACGACATTGAGCTTCGTGAGGACTGTTACCTCATGATTAGCGCGGTGCGTCAGGTGAAAGCGCGTCTTGAGTCCGTTGCCGCCGAAGGCGAGATGAACAAGAGACGATTCAAACTTTTTAAGTAGAGGTTAGTTTATGGAGAGCAGCAACCCGACAGGGACTAGCTTGACAGTGGGACAGGCAGCAGATGCCTTCTTGGGTTTGATGGGTGGCGGCGAACCTCCTCCGGAGCAAGTTCAAGACCAGCCAGAAGAACAAGAAGTTGTTGCCAGTGAATCCGAGGAAGCAGTAGAGGAGACTCAAGAGGAGGAACAGCGTTTTGTGGTGAAAGCCGCAGGTGAAGAACGCGAGGTGACCCTCCAAGAGTTGATCGAAGGCTACCAAAAAGGAACGGATTACCATAAGAAAACTAACGCGCTTGCAGAACAGCGTAAAGCAGTAGAGGCAGAGAAGGCCGCTGTCGAGCAAGCAAAACAGGCACGAGATGCCTACGCCGAGCGACTAAAGGTGATGGATCAATTCCTAAGCCAGCAGATGCAAGGTGAGGATATTGAGAGTTTGAAAGAGACCGATCCGATAGCTTATGCGGTGAAGGTCGCGGAAATGACTCGCCAAGAGAAGCAACTCCAGCAGTTGAGAGCCGAGCAGCAACGCATTGCCAGAGAGCAACAAGCCGAGCAAGAGGTTCACATGGAGAGGCGTATCGCAGAGGAGGCGCAGAAGGTTGCTAGTGCAATCCCAGACTACGCCGATCCGAAGAAGGGTGAGAAAGTCCGTAGTGATTTGAGAGCGTTTGCAAAGTCCATAGGATATTCGGATGCGGAACTTGCAAGTGCTACTGACTCTCGTGCCGTGGTGACGTTATGGATGGCCGCGCAGTATCAGAAGTTGCAGCAGAGTAAGCCTGGGGTAACCAAAAAGGTTACAGAGGCTCCGAAGTTGTTAAAGCCTGGGACTGCAACAGGTAAGACCATTCAGACAGAAGCAGCAAAACAGGACTTTGCGCGTCTCAAAAAGACAGGTAGTCGGCAGGACGCAGCAAGGGTTTTTGAACGATTCTTGTAATTTGGAGTAATCATGACTGTTCCTTCAGGTACCTTTCAGACCTTCACCGCTGTCGGTCAGCGTGAAGATCTAACGGATGTTATTTACAACATCAGCCCGACCGAGACCCCTATCCTTTCGTCGCTTGCTCGCACGAAAGCTACCGCTGTCTACCACGAGTGGCAGACGGATACCCTGGCAGCAGCAACAACCAACAACGCACAGGTTGAAGGTGACGACGCTACAGCAGCAACCATCAGCCCGACGACCCGCCTCGGTAACTACACACAGATCGTTGCAAAGACGATCCAAGTGTCGGGAACCATGATGGCCGTTGACCTTGCAGGCCGCCGTGCTGAGAAGGCTTATCAGCTTTCCAAGGCCTCGCAGGAACTCAAGCGAGATCAGGAAACGATCATTGCTGCTAACCAAGGACGTAGCGCAGGTAACTCGTCCACGGCTCGCAAGATGGGTTCGCTTCTGTCTTGGCTCAAGACCAACTCGAACTACAACACCACGGACGGTGCTAACCCCACCACCATCGGTGTTTCGACTCGCTCGGATGGCACGACTCGCACCTTCACCGAGGCAATCCTCAAGGATGGCGTTCAGCAGGTTTACACCTCTGGCGGCAGCCCCAAGATCCTCGTTGTCGGCCCTGCACTCAAGCAGACCGTTTCGGCCTTTGCAGGTATCGCAGCACAGCGATATATGGCTCCTTCTGACGCACCGACGACCATCATCGGCGCGGCTGATGTCTATTTGAGCGATTTCGGTTCGATCTCTGTAGTCCCAGATCGTTTCGTCCGTAGCCGTGATGCGTTCATCCTCGATCCTGAGTATGCAGCGATTGGTTATCTGCGTCCCTTCCAGACCAACGAGCTTGCCAAGACTGGTGACTCGGAGAAAACTCAGATCCTTGCTGAGTTCACGATGGAGATGCGCAACGAGGCTGCCCACGGTATCTTGGCTGACCTCAAGACAGCGTAACAAAAACTGTGGTAAAAAAGAGGGAGGCGTAACAACCTCCCTTTTTTTATGCTCAAAACTAAATTTCATGCAACCGACGACCAGTATGTCTTTGAGAGAACTCAGGACATCACGGATATTGTCGAGCAGAACAAGGCACTCTATAACGCCACAGACGAGCGCGAGCGATGGGGTGAGTGGACACGTTACGCGCAACTACCTTTCGCGGTGGTTGACGATCTAAACAAACAAGGGATCATGCGAGGCTTTGCCGTCGTAGATGAGAAGAAATTCAGGGCGTGGATGAACGACCCCGAAAACAGACATTTCAGAACCAGACCAGGGAAAGTATGAAGATAGCCTTTTGTGTTCCATGTCGGGACACGATGATGACGGGGACAGCCTTCGATATGGCTCGACTGGCTGCGTACGATGGGGCCAATAGGTGTGCGCTAACAGGAGGTTCTTTCCTCTTGTATACCGCGCCAGGAACACTCATATTCAGTCAGAGAGAGTCTTTGGCCAAGGAAGCGTTAGCGGATGGTGCTGAGTACATCCTCTGGGTGGACTCAGACATGAGGTTCCCCAAGAACACGTTAGAACGACTATTGGCCCACGGCGAAAAGATTGTCGGGGTCAATGCGGTCACTAGACGAAAACCAGTTCTGCCGACAGCTATCAACTTCCACCAAGACAAAGAGATCTTTGAGAAGATTGAAAGTCGAGGCAAGAAGGGTATCGAAGAGGTGACTGCTGTAGGCTTTGGGGTTGTGTTGACCCACAAGTCTGTGTTTGAGGCTATGCCGCAACCGTGGTTTGATGTAGTATGGGGGGCGGGTGGTCTAATTGGCGAAGATGTGCATTTCTGCGTGAAAGCCTTAGACCACGGGATTAAGACTTTCGTGGATCACGAATTGAGCCTCGAAATAGGACACATCGGGACGCACGAATACCGATGGAGCGATGTCGAATATGGCCCTAAACAGTTACGGCAATCTGCAAACAACGATAGCTAACTATCTCTCGCGAGATGATCTTACTTCCGCGATCCCTGACTTCATCCAACTCGCAGAGATTCGACTCCGTAGAGATCTTCGCCTGCGCGAAATGCTTACGCAAGCATCGATCACGGCGACAGGTGGAGTCTCGACAATTAGCCTCCCTAGCGACTTCCTGCAAGCAAGGGATGTGTACGTTGACTCTGACCCCGACTTCCCAGTTACGTTCACAACGCCGAGCATCTTTATTCGGAACGGTCGGACGAACCAAAGTGGTGTACCAGCTTTCTACACGATCATCGGGTCATCGATTCAGTTTGCCCCAATTCCTGACAGCAATTACGACATCAAGATTCTCTACTACGCAGCCCCTGCGTTTTTATCTACGGCAGCCCCGACAAATCTCTGGATTACGACCTGTCCGGATGCACTCCTCTACGGGTCACTTGGCGAGGCTGAACCTTATCTCATGAACGATCCCAGGTTGCAGACCTGGGGTGCGCTTTATGATCGTGCGATTGCCGCACTAACCCGATCTGACGAAGAGAGTCAGTATTCGGGTGTGCCTCTAGCCATGACACTTGCCAAGCGATGAGAATTAACTTTGGTGATTGGTTGCCGGATCAGCCAGGGGTAGCAGGTGCTCTGGTTGATGCCAAGAACGTCATACCCCAACAGGTAGGTTATGGCCCTTTATCTTCGCCTAGTGAATGGAGCAATGCGGCTTCAGAAACGCTTA